TATACCGTGGTCGGCGATTCAAAACCCGCGGCATCGTACTATCTTGGCAATCACGCTCTACAGACACTCACCTACAGTTTTTCAGCAGTCACTGGTAACCTCAATATTCAGGCTACACTGGCAAGCGCACCATCTGAGAATGACTGGTTCAATGTGATGACAGTATCAGCAAACAACGCTGCCAATGTCAACAACACCCTCTGTTCATACTCAAACCTCGAAGGAAACTTCGTGTATGTCCGTGCTAAAGTTGAAGACTTTGCCACCGGCACCGTTCAATATGTAAGGCTTAGCTACTAATGAGTGTCGTCGTCATATATGGTGGGGGTTTCCAGCCGTTTCATACCGGGCACATGAGTAGTTACCTACAGGCAAAGAATGCTTTTCCTGATGCTGACCTTTATGTTGTTGCCAGTAATGACACCAAGGTGCGCCCTATCCCCTTTGACGACAAGAAGTTTCTGGCTCAACAAGCCGGAGTGGCAGATCCGTTCGTACAAGTAGCAGCACCAATCAATCCTAAAGAAGTCCTTCAGAAGTACAACCCTGAGACTGACATCTTCATCCTTGTTCGTTCAGAGCGTGACCCAGTTGGATACACCAAAAAAGACGGAACCCCAGGATACTTTCAGCCATTTGTTGCGCTGAACAAATGCGAACCGTTCGGCAAGCATGGTTATGTTTTCGTTTCGAAGAAGCATGTATTTGACATTGGTGGTGTTGAGATTTATTCAGGTAGTCAGGTGCGGTCGTTGTTCGCCAAGGCGAATCCAGCTGGAAAGCAAGAGTTGATCAACGGTCTGTATCCTCGTAGTCAAAAAAAGGGCAAGATCCTACAGATTTTCAACAAGTATTTGTCTGGTGCTGTCAATGAAGCAGTTGATCATCGTTATGTTGGGATGCCATCGGTTCGTACATGGATGAATCAAGTTCGCAGAGAACACGGACCTGAGGTGAAGTTTTTCAATAAGAAGGCAAGCTATGTTGATACCATCGTTGCCTACAACAACAGCACCCCCGATAGAAAAATAGTCGGATCATACAACCGTAATACCAATAACGGAACGGTGTTTGCTCCCGATCGGATATCTGAAGCTGACGAGGTGGTGACGAAACCAATCAAACCATTCTCTCAGGTGAAGCAGTTCCCACTTGATGCTCTGCTGACAGGTCACGGCGATGGCACCGAGCTAAAGGCTGATCCTGAGTATCGCCGTGAAACTCGCCGGAACAAACAAGTCGTCGGTCAACGCAACGACACCAATGATCGTGTCAAAGATGGTTACCCGGCTGATGATCACGATCAGGACTGGGATGACATCGGGTAAATAAAAATATTTCGCCTTGACCTTGCCAGTCTAAATATTAGTATCTAACATGAGGATACTATGGCAACACGCAAATCAAAAAAGGCGACTATCCCAGTCGAACAACTACAAGAGGTAGTCGAGCAGATTCAGGAGACGGCCCCTGCTGAAGCACCAAAAGCCCCGGAGCCAGCACCAGGTTCGGTGCAAGTCAATGTTGACTTCCTGAAAACAACCAAGGTTCATATCTCCATGCCCTGCTACGGCGGTATGCTCACTGAATCCACATTCATGAGCTTCATCAAGTGGGCAAATACCGCACGACAGTTGAACATTGATTGGACTCTGGAAACGATGGTCAATGAATCGTTGATCAGTCGCGCACGAAACACCCTCACGGCTAAGTTTCTGGAAATGCCAGACTCAACGCACCTGTTCTTCGTTGATGCTGACATTGGCTGGGAACCATGGCATTTATTGGTGCTGCTGAACCGTGATAAGGATGTCATCGGTGGACTGTATCCAATGAAAACGATGCCGGTGAAATGGGTTGTCAACGGATTCGACGGCGCAGAAACTGGACCTGATCATCTTCAGGAAGTCAGCAAGGCTGGTACCGGTTTTCTGTTGATGAAAAAGCATGTCTTTGAAAAGCTGAACGCACACCCTGCGGTCAAGCAATATGTCAATGACATTGGTCTTGATCCGAAGTATGACAAGTATTTGAAGACCTATTTTGACACGGCAGTCCGTCAAAATCGCTACTACAGCGAGGATTGGACCTTCTGCGAGAACTGGCGCGACATGGGCGGTAAAATCTGGGTTGACAAACGCATTCTGTTGCGTCACACCGGAACATACACATTCTGTCAGGAAAATCAAGACTACCTGATGAATACGATTGGTCCTCTGTATATGGACCAACAACGAGCCAAGGGAATGAAGCTCGTTGATCAGGACGGCAACGAAATCAAGTGATGGATGAAGAGGGCAGGTTTGCCCTCTTCCTATGCCTACTGATAAATACTGTATGACTACTATCAAAGAGATTGAATCCTTCAAGTTATCAGATGCCGTAACTTTTCACGATACCCTGAATACCAAGCTGTTCCTTCACAATAAACTAATTGGACCTATTCGCTCTCGGTTGATGGAGATTGCCAACGATTTCATGGATGAGATGGGGATAGATAACATACACATCGTTGACATCACAATCTCAGGCTCCAACGCAGCATTTAGCTACACCGATCACTCGGACCTAGACCTACACATTCAGGTTGATATGTCAAAACTGTCAAATGATTCAGTGTATCAGGAGCTGTTTTCAGCAAAGAAAACGATATACAACGACACGCATGACATCCTTGTCAAGGACATCCCTGTTGAACTCTACATCCAAGATGCGGCGAAACCAGTGGTCAGTGTTGGTGAATACTCCGTCAAGAATGACAAGTGGATCAAGATTCCAAGCAAGCGCCGTGCTAATTTTGATCAAGATGCCACCAAAGCCAAATACGAAAAGCTTGCTACCCTGGCTGAACTGGCGCTGGAGACCTCTGACATTGTAAAAATCGGAGCTGTGCTTGACACTATACATCGCTATCGCCGCGCCGGACTGTCTAAGGGTGGTGAATTCTCCCCGGAGAATCTGGCATACAAGGTAGTCAGAACTCAAGGCACCCTCACCAAGTTGTATGCGTTGCGTGACAGACTACACAGCAAACGCCTGAGTGTTGAAGGGCAATACACTACTGAAGGTGCATCAGGATACATCCCAAGCAATGCTGAAAAGAACGACCCCAGATTCAAAACGGCGTTATCGGTTGATATCAACCCATATACCATGAAAAAGAGTGCTAAAAAGTTCGGCTGGAACATCTCAAGGGCCGGGATTCCTCCGTTATTGAGAAAGTAGCATAAATACAATACTATGAAAATATCGCACCTAACAGAAACATCAACAACGTCGGGCGCAATAGCACCTGCTGCTGTAGCCGCCGGACCCATTCAACGCCGCGGTAAAGGCTCCATATTCTCTGGAATCAGCACCAGCGAGAAGTTCCCTAATAGTAAGTCTGTTGAAGAAGGCCTCGGAGGGCGTGAACCCATGGTTGGAGAGACTTGTTTCATCCGTGGCTATGACGGTCATGTGGTTTTGCTGGCTCTCACCAGCGATAAAGCTCAGGTCAAATTTAACAATGGGCAAAAGGAAGTTATAGACCGCGAGGACTTACTCCCATCAACTGGCGAACTAAAAAGTCTGTGGGAAGGCTCGGCCGAGGACAAACGACTCGCAGACCTTACCCGCACTACTGACGCCGAACTCGCCGCGGTGATGCAGAACGCCAAAGATCATTACACCACGGCTGAGAATCCCGAACTTGCGTTCAAGAAATGGGTTCAACGCTCGTTGTCTCATGCCAAGAAGGATGACGAAAAACAAAACAGAACCCTTGACAAACTAACTGGTGATGTTGCCTCTCTCAAGAAAGTTATTGATATGAAAAGAAAACCAGGAATCATTGAGGGCATCAACCTCGTCAACGAATCAGCAGACCAAGTTACAAAGGTGTTCAAGAAGAACGGCAAGCCAGTGGGAGAAGTTGGTATTGACCCCGAAGCAAGTCCTGGCAATGGTAACTGGTATATGAAGTGCTACGCCAATAACATAGATAACTCCGGATATGATTCATATGAAGAAGCCGTAGCAGAACTAAAACATTGCCTGAAGCAAAGTGTGACTGAAGGCGCCCTAGGAGATGAGTCTGTCCCCTTTCAATTAGATCCAAAGAAGCAAGGTTGGCATAATGGGTATAACAATTTTCCATGGAATGCCGAATATGTCAGATCACACTACTCCCCGGAAGATCAGCCAATCTTCAAAGCCGAATTCAGCAAAGGTAGGGCACAACGAAAGATAGACGGCCAGTGGAAACCACATGACGAAGTTCATTCCGATCCAAGAAATATGGGGGAAAGCACCGGTGGTGATGACCCCAAGGCCAAGGCCCTTGGTAAGTTTGCGTATTATGCTATTACTGCCAAACAAAAAGAAGAGCCGAGTAATCCCTATCCTACAGGAACAAAGTCAAACGCTGATTTTGAAGAAGGTTATGACAATGCCTTTACCGACCAAAATCGTCGTTATCTAGCCGCGCCACTAAAAGAATTAGTAATGACGTTTGGTGTAGAAGATCGTCTTCCGTTGTTGAGGAAAAACGTGACCGAAGCAGAAGTCACCGAATCCGATTTGATCCGTGCTCCAGGCAAAGGTCGTCAGTATCATCCTGGTCTGTTGAACAAACCAGAAGTCTCCGTGAATCCAACTGACACCGTCAAAGTAGATATTCCTCTGTTGATCAGATTGCTTGAGTTCGCTCGGGAAGATGCCAACACAGACATGGACCTGCATGATCTTGCTGAAAAACTGATTGCTGCTGGTGCCCGTGGTAAGACACTGACGATGCGCGACTACGAAAGTGTCGTGCCTGAAGTTGCTCCTAAGCAACCTGAACAAGAAGTTGACGAAACCAGAGGAGATAATAACTGGGTGAAAACTAACGTCGGTGATTGGATGAATTTACACACCGGTCGTCGATACACAGAGAAATACGGTGGTGCTGACAACGGTGGGAATTCATCATACATGACACCTGACTACATGATGGCCTACTACAAAAAACGGCTTGGGGAGATTGAGACAGGTCGCTACAAATATCCAAAAGAAGTCGCCAGAATCCACCGGGCAATGGCTAAATTGCAAGGACAGCAAGCACACATGGCAGTTCGATCAATAGCCCCGGACGCAAACCCAGAAGTTGACGAAGGAAGAATGATAGCAGGTCCAGGTGGAGTTCCGCTTGATCGCCAAGGCAATCCAATTCCACCGAAAGCACCAGCTGGTCCTCGTGTTGTCCGTGACAAGAACGGTCTTACTAAGGAAGACTACTCAAAAGTATGGCGCAAGCTTGAAGCAGTCGTCGGACAGATTTTCCCAGATGGTGACCCAATTGATTACATGGCACCGTGGTTGAAGAAGGGTGGCGTTCAAGAATTCAGGATCGGTGACATACTTGACAAGGCTTGTCGTCTGAACGGCTTCAACGATATGTACGCATATTATGATCACTTCAAAGATGGTGACTACGGCTACGAAGAACCATTGGACGAAGCAGAAGGACAGTTGGTCATCAGAGTGACTGCCAGAAGCAACCCAGTTGATCCAAGCACACCAGTAGGAACATTCGCAGTGACAGGTATGGAACAGACGGAAGACGGATGCCGAGTCGATGTCAAAGACGGTCAAGGCGGTTGGAATATTGATCTGAAGAAACAACCATCGTTCCTGACATTCATGGGCACCGAGTCTGACAAGCCAATCTCCGCAAGAGCAGCGTTCAAGCAATGGCAAGAAGCTCATGGTGAAGCTGATGCGGAACAACCGGATGAAAAACTTGACGAGCTTTCAATTGGCAAGGTAAGGGACTATTCTGAAAAAGTCAAGGCGGCTCCAGTCAAATCAATTCACCAGGCGATCATGCACTTTCGAGGACAAGAAAAGGCGCAGGACAGAATTCACCGAGATGAACTGAAGAAGATTGATGTCTTCCGTAAGGTGTAATATGCCTCGTCAAATATCAGCTTGGACCAAAATCAAGTCAATACTCCGAGATAGCACCAGACCAATCAAGTTACTTGCGATAGTCGCATCGTTACTTGGTGTCATTGGGGTATGCATGGAACCAAGTCATGATCCGCATGATGATCTGTCCTTCTTGATTCAGATGATGCCATGGTATATTTGGGTGATATTTTTATCATTTCATGCCATATGCCGGATTATTGAATTATTCATCGTCCCCGCTGATCGCTTCGCCACAATAGTAAATGAGATAGCAACATACACCGGCCCAATCATCGGAATCTGGACCTGGTCCATTGTTATGACAGGCAGCATGATTATGACACCAATTGACGGGATGAGCATGTTAGTTCTCATCCCAATGGCTCTTGAGGTGTGGATCCTATATAGGACCATTGACGATAAGATAAATGGCAGATTTGAGAGGCGCACATGAACAACGATTTACTAACTATAGGTAGCATGATCGCCGGAAGTCTGGTTAGCGGAGCGCTCTTCCTGCCAAAGCTTTTGGCTATGTTCAAGAGGGACAAGCTCGATGGCACCATGTCATCAACGCAACAGGCTTTGGTCGGCGACATTCAAACCTCATATGAGAAACAGAATGTCATACGCGATGAGCGTATGCGTAAGCTGGAAGAAAAAGTAGAGGCGATGGATCAACTCATTCATACTCAGGCAGTCAAAATTACTCGCCTGATCGTAGTGATCATCCATATGCGCGGTCTGCTGAACACTCACACAGTCCCGGTACCGGATCATATACAGGCGGAAATTGATCATCTGCTGAATATCGAGGAGCATAAGCAATGAAAGAACTACTACACGCCGTATTCCAATTACTTCCTATAATTTTGGCATTCGTCGCAATCTACGCCTGTCTTGTTCGTCGCAGAGTAGAACAACGAGACAGTGACCGGCGAACCATGATTATTTTCGTCTGGTTATCGGTGTTTCTCATCGGCGCGCAGGGATATCGTTGGTATTCTTATTTCGTTGAGGCAAACTATGCCGGCACCTGGGCAGTTGATATAGTCTGGACGGTGTACAAAACATCTGTAGAGGCTGCGTTCATCTATATCGCCATGGACAGGAGAGCATAATGCCATTCCATTCAATATATTCTGAGGGTATGCGACCAACTAAAGTATTCTCAATTTTGACAATGCTTGTCAGCATAATTGCGATTCACTACCAGCCAGATCAGGCATTGAAGGCTCTTACTGAGATATTTCCTGAGCACTTCTGGATGCTTGTTTTGTCAGGTTCTATTCTGTCTAGGGCCGTTGAACTTGTGCTACAAAAATCTCGTGTCATCATTCAATTTCTGACATCAATAATATCTATATGGGTATTCTCATTACTGTTCACGGCAAGTATGCTGGCAACACCATCTGAAACACTTGGTCTGCTGTTTGTGTCAGCGGTAGTCGGTGAGATATGGATACTGGCAAGGACCGTCGAGGAGAGTATTTACCATGTTTGGAAGCCTGATAAATACTCGACTAGGATCAAAAATGAAGATACATGAAGTCCAGCCGTTGAATGAGGTCGCAATGACGCCAAATGCGTTGAAGTCCCTTGTTGCCAAAATTCCCGCAAAAGCTGGTATGGAGTTTGAGATGTATGTCCCTGATGTTGAATCGGAGGACGATGGTTCAGACTTTGAACCTGAACCAGATTACGGGATGGACGAACGGACCGGCTACGACATCGATGGCATCATTGATTTTTTCAGTGGTGGTGACGGGAACATGAGCCGTAGAGACCTACAACGATTGCGCAATGACCTTGATGAGGCTTATATGGAATGGCGAGATGAAGCAATGCTCACCAAGTGGCATGATGAAGGTAAGGATCTTCTGAAAGCAGACATGGAAGAAGACTTTGACCAGGACGAAGCCATTAACCGCGCAATGAATGATCTTGGCTTCACAGCACAAGAGAAAGATGACGCCAAAGAAGCATACCTCCGCAACAAAGACAAAACCTCAAGCAAAGAAATGGAAGACTCAGAGGCACATAACAACTGGTTGAGAGCCGTAGATGTCGCCGAAAGAGAGATTGATACTCTTGTCGATGAAGAATGGACCAATGAAGGTAGTGATTATGAGCGTGTCAAAGAGAAGTTCTATGATGATGGGGATGATTTGTTTGATGTAGAGAACTGGTTAGATGATGAAGGCTACAACCGCATGTCTGACATTGAGAACAATTTTACAGTCACCTGGCCACATTACACCCAGTGGGAACCATCTGGCGAATCTTCTATTGATGTCGCCTCAGTAGCAGACGAGTTCTCAAGAATGATCGACCGACCAGTAAATCACGGCGCATATCATCAGAGCAAGAGAGCACCAAACACCTACAATCTGGAACCAGATGGTAGTCTTGATGATACGAATGATGAAGGTGATGCCGGGCTTGAGTTCATCAGCCCGCCGTTGTCTCTGGTCAAGATGATCAGTGATCTACATAAAATCAAAAACTGGGCCGATAGAAAGGGTTGCTACACCAATGAATCGACTGGACTCCACATCAATGTGAGCGTTCCTGGTGTTGATAAAAGCACCATGGATTATGTCAAGCTGGTTCTGCTACTCGGTGACAATCACATCCTGGAACAATTTGAGCGACAAGGAAATACTTACTGTCGGTCAGCATTGGATAAACTCAAGGAGCAGGCCAATAACATGACGGAGCAACGAGTTGCCAATCTATTTGATACCATGCGCCAAGGCTTGGATAAACTCGCATCTGAGTCTATCCACTCAGGCGACACCCAGAAGTTTGTCAGCGTCAATAACAAAGGCGGATATGTTGAGTTCAGGTCTCCTGGCGGTGACTGGCTTGACGAAAAGTTTGACCTTATTGAGAACACTCTGTATCGCGCTGTAGTGGCACTTGATGCCGCCGGTGATCCGCAGAAATATCGTAAAGAATACATGAAGAAGCTATACAAACTGCTTGCCCCGAAAGGCGGAGCAGATCCTATAGCTATCTTCGCTAAGTATGCCTCCGGAGATTTGACCATGATGGGAATGAAAAACTTCATCAGAACTATTCAGAATAGACGGGAAGCTAAGCGAACCGAGAAAGAGGTTGAAGGGGTGTATAGTGTCACATGCAGCAGCGCCATGCCGCGCGTATTAGATGTTCACGCTACCTCCCCGCAGACCGCAAAGATGGCAGCGCGTATGGAGTGGGAGTTGCCCGATACCTTTCCAGATTCTAGACTGACGGTTGTGCTAAAGAGGAGAGATGGCGATCCAAAAGATTTCCATGGAATGCCTACCGCAAACACTGAACAGAAGTGGCAGTTATTCAATCTAAGGACAGGTGAAAATGTTGGGCCGCCGATTTATGCTGACAGCATTGCGGGAGCCAGCATCTTTGGTTCGCAATATATGGATCAGCAAGGAATATCAATGGCTGTTCAAGACCAAATAGCTATCCGTCGCGCCACACGCGGTCCAGTGCCCCCGCAACAAAACTCAGCCGCAGCATGGCAACATCAGCCGGCACAATCACGCACACAACAGAACACGCAACAGACAAATGCCCGCAGGGCAGCCGCAGAACCTGAACCTGGAGATGCGCTTGTGAATTGGACGCTCGTTGATCGTCGCACCGGAGAACATCTTGGTGAACCGTTCCAGGCACCTGGAGGATCACTGAGCAACGGAGCCCTTGCAACGGCGCTTGAAGTGGCCGACGAGCTTGGCATCGCCCCAGAGAATCACTCTAACCTAATGGTTCAACTGGTGGACTAAATGCGAGCCACTGATTTCCTTACAGAGTCGGCATCGGCAGTCTTGTATCACTATTGTTCCACTTATAGTGCGCTGAAGATACTGAAGACTGGTCAGTTTCAGATGTCCAACATCACCGGCAACAAATCTGAACAGACACATGCCCCAGCTGGATTCCCATTCTTCCTCAGTCTGACACGATCTAAGGTCGGTGACTATCATCGTTATGTCGGCACATCAGCGTGTATGTTTGTCATTGATGGCAACTGGCTGAACAACAGATACAGAACTAAACCAGTTGATTACTGGGAGCGTATGTGGGACCATCCTGGTAGCGGAAGAACCCGCGAAGCCGAAGATCGTGTATTCAGTCGTGAGCCAAGTATGCCAATAGACGGTGTCACAGCCATTCATTTGTTACTGAAGTCACAAATGGAAAACAGATCGGCTGAAGTAAGAAACATCATGATTCTGGCTAAGACTCGTAAAATACCGGCGTTCCTCTACACTGACGAAAATGCATGGAGACTGCAGGATACACGAAAGGCTGTTCAACCATCGGCATCAGGTGATCTTCTCCGAGGCCCAACATCAGCAGGATACACGCGCAGGCCAGGCAGGAACTACATCGGTGCATGGCTTGAACTGATCTACAAGAATCGTAAAGAAGACCTGAGCGAAGTTGGAGAGAAGCTGCGCTATAACCTCGTATATTATGGCAGCAGATATCGCAACGAAGATAACAACCTGGCTATTGACCTGAGCAATGCCAGAAAGCCAGAGTCTGGCAAAGAATATGACACGGCGAACAAGATCACCACATATATGCTACGCAACAAGATTGCGAACACTGTTGATCTGAAGAACGCCCTGTGCGACAAGTGGGATAAAATATCATGAGAGCCCTAGAATTTACTGACAAGGCGGCTGAACTGCGTTCTATCATGGAATTGAACCAGGATAGAGTAGTGCCATTGGAAGTTTGGTGTTCAATAATGGAACAACACTGCTTAGCAGGAAGCATGTTGCTCAATGAGGCAACAAACCAAGCTAATGTTACGGCTGTACAATCAATGGAGAAGGCATTCGGTTCCACAATTGTCATTGGTAATAAATATATCCCGGTTGCCATGTTTTCCCATGGGGATGCCATGATGGTTTTTGATGTCAATGGTAATTCCCCTGCAAAAGATGCGGCAAGGTTCATAACGGCAGAAGAAGCTGATGAGTCTGGATTCGTGCGATTTGGTAAGAACCAGTGGCCAAACAAACGCATATCGGCTTACGGATATTCAACAGTTATAGCAGTGCGCGACTCGGCAACTTACCGTAAGCTACAGACGTGGTTGTCGCTGCATTTTGACATATCACTACCCCCGTTAGAAAATCTTACCGAAGACACGATAAAGCTTTCAAGCGACCAGCGAGCGAAAGACTGGATCAGCAAGGTCTATGACCTATACCCAGGCACCTGGCAAAACAATCATGTCATGACATGGGGAGAAGGTGAAGCTCAACAGTTCTGTATGTTTGAATTGGTTCCGAGTTTTTCCAAGAAAGATGCCGTTGAGGTGAAGTGGTTTCAGGCTTATCCGATGCGAGGTGGCGTTGGCAGTCGCGGGATGCAGGAGCTACAGCGACTTGCCAGGGCAGATGGCATCTCTCTGACGCTATTCCCATGGGATAAGGGACAAGTTAGTCAAGCAGCACTGACACGCTTCTACAAGAAGCAAGGATACAAGCCGATTGCCCGGGGTGGTCGATCAATGGCATGGTCTCCTGAGATTACTGAGATGATCAACCCTGACATTCTAAGTCTGGACCCACAGTTCAAGCATCTTCAACAAATAGGTGATTTTGTGCTGACAGCCAAGTCCACTTCCAGTGATGTAGGGGAAAACTCACAACTAACTATCTATTGTTATTCAAAAGGTGACCGAGTAGGAGAGGCTCGCTTCGCTCTACATCCGACTGGTGTCAAAAGTGGCTGGTTAGAAAGCGAAATCACATGGGTTGCCAGAGACCATCGTGGTAAAGGTATTGCCAGCACGATGTATGCTTATGCCAAGATGCTCGGTAACGACATCAAGCCAAGTAGTGATCAACTGCCTGCGGGAAGAGAAATGTGGAATGCATGGAGGAGATCAGGTGAAGCAAAGCATCTAGTAGCCGAAGTCAAGACACAACAAGAAAAAGAAATGACGCAGTGTTCCGCCCAAGACCTACAACGAGCATTAGGCAGAGGTAAGATGAATGCCATGATCAGACATCCATGGTTTCAAGAGTATCGCAACTACGAACATGCCTTCAGGCATGGTGTCTCCCGCGCAGGCTTCCACAAAGTTGATATGTTCCCGTTCTTCCGCGAAGCACATACAACACCAGAAGGTAGAATTCGCCCGCAGATTATGCTACAATTCACATTCTCGTATGGTGGAACAAAGGTAGTTCAAGTTGAGAAGTATTACAGAGACAAAGAACCCGACGACAACGAGAAACGGCTGGGACCATCGGCAGGTTGGAAGCACCTGAAGTCATGGTCCGAAGATGAAAACGCCGTCGAAAAGGCATGGAAGAAGCACATATGAGAGCAGTAGAATTTATTGAGACACAGCGCATACCTCGCTCTTATCACTCGTCGGAACAATATACACCGTCTGACGATTGGGAAAATGACGCCGGCTTCCCCCACTCGCTGCTGGACCATCTGGAGCAACGCAATTACAAATTCCTAGGTGGTGGAGTAGATCAAATGGCATTCCTGGAACCAGGCACCGGCTATGTGCTGAAGATATTCACCGCCAATGACAACGACACTCATCTTCAGCATTCCCTTGCACAGAAAACTATACTGGCCTTCATCAACTACTGTCATGCCAACCCACACAACGAATTCCTCCCGAGCTTCACAGGATGGGAACGATTTGAATGGGAGAATCAACACTACCTTCAGATCCGCATGGAAAGACTGTTTGAGTTTGGCAGGAACCGTGTTACCAGTGCGCTTATGTCCATGGCAATCTGGGCCAAGGAGCCCGGAGCAACATTTGATCATTTCATCAAGGAGTTGGATATTGGTGGCCAAGGCGACGGATCGTCGGATGAGCTTCTAGTAGCTGACATTGGCATGGAAGGACTCAGAGAGTTGTGGAAGACGATAAAGGAGTTGAATGCTATTGCTGTGCGCGGTAGATTCAAGTTAGATTTACATGGTGGCAACTTCATGCTAGGATCCGATGGCCATATTGTCATCAGTGATCCGTTTTTTGTTGGATGGGATAAGAGGGGAACATGAGAATAGACGAATTTACTCTGCCGAAAAATGAATGGACGATGCTGGTCTCCAATGCTGATAAACATGAAGTCGGCGGAGAGCTTGTTGATCTGGTCAAGCACGCCTATTCGTTGACACCACATGGCAGCTTTGTCAAGAGCATTCAGGATGTAGTGCCAAGTGACTGGCAGGTCATTGACTGGGACCAGGATCCTGATGTTGATGCCACAGTGTTCTACCGTGCTGAGCGATCTGGCGAAGCATGGAAAGGATACAAGATACAGGGCATTGGACATGACGGACAGAAGATCAGCAAAGAGCGAGCCATTGCCAAGGTCCAGTTCCTGCTGACAAAACCGGGCTGGTGGATTGAATCGTCTGATGCCATGGAGCACATCCTGAAAAGATTGAGCATGACTCCGGTGAGCGACCAACGCTTCCTGATGCGACTATTCAATGACCCCCATCTGAAGATGGTTGACGAAGATACATACACCAGAAAACTCTCTAACGGCATCATGCTACGCGAGACAGTATTCGGAAAGCCGACACTAAAATGAGAGCATCAGAATTCCTACCAGAGACAATCAACCCGGATATACTAGATCCGAGGTTCTCACACAGTCAGCAGATAGGTGATTATACCTATACCGCTAATTATGCCGGGCGTGGCGCATTAAATGTAAGATGCAGTTTCAGGGGGCAACCCGTTGGCCGTGCAGATTTTGAAACTACAGATGATGATCCTGGGTCACTAACGAGCGCATATTCATCAGTCGCGCCTTCCCACAGGCGAAGAGGAATAGCCTCTACTATGTATGCTTATGCCAAGATGCTCGGTAACGACATCAAACCCAGTGATTATCAGTTGCGACGAGGAATAGCAATGTGGGATGCCTGGAAAAAAGCAGGAGATGATAAACACCTCGTCGCTGAAGAATCGTATCAGCCACCTGAGCTTGAAGTCGGGGACAAAATCCTCAAGGGCAAGTTCAAGAATAGTCCTGCCGAAATCAAAGGCTTCAAGAAGGACAAACACAATCAACCCGTTCTGAAAACGAACAAGGGTGACATTCAGTTGTTCAAACCTCGTGTGGTAAAGCTCATGAAAGAATCAGATTTCCGTCCGACTACACTGAAGCTTGGCGACCATCGTGGTCCGTATCATCCAGAGACAATGGAGCCGTATCCTGATAACTTCAAAAGTGCCATGGACCTACACGATGTTGTTGATGAGATGATTGAGAACGGCATCAAGCCTAAGGTCGTCAATATTAGCCCTCGGCATCTTTTAGCATCACAAGACTGGCTCAGTGACCACGGCAGCGACGAAGTTGTTTTCCCGCAATACAGAGATAAGCCAGTGGTTCTTGATAATCACGGTGAGCTAATCATCCTTGACGGTCACCACAGATGCGCTAATGCCCTGAAGAACAACAAAATGGTTCAGGTCTATCTATTTGACATACTAACATGAACGAATACCCAGTATATCCAGAACAAAACGGCGAAGAGGACCGGCCGTTGAATCCTTACTCGCCGGCATAAATATACAATGCGCTACTCAGAACTCACCAACGAAGCCCCGATGAACCCGGGCGAATTCAACAAAGCAATTGATACCGGGCATGACAAGGGCGTTCTTGTCGGCTTTGAGTTTGAATGTGTTGTCCCTAAAAAAACTATTGTCGGATCACGCGGTGTCGGACCAACTCACACCAAAGAGGAGGTGGAAGACATCTTCGGTGAAAATGACTATGTTGAAAATATGTATGTGAGCAGTTTTTCACCGAAGAAGTTTGACAAGTTATTTACCTTTGCCCAAGGCAACAGCAAATATCCTAATATGGTCGAGGCGTATGACGCATATATTCAGAATCTTATAGCAAAGATCAAGGTGATGTTTGACAAAATCCCTGCCGCCATACGAGCCAAAGAAAATGCTAATGCTAAGGAAGCATCAGGTGATAGTGATCGGTATCAACCAGGCGCCAATAAGCAAATAAACTTTGCCTACCATCTAGGTAGATTGGTGATGCACAACTACAATAAAAGAGAAAAAGGTGGCAGCAAGGCCTTATCTGAGCTGGGAGAGAAAATGCTAACATTGGCCAGAGAAGGAGACACCTGCTATGTTGATCTGTTCAAGTTTGTATTTCCTAGACAAGATTACAATGCCATCTCGCGCTTTCTTGACTTTGACCCTGATGTCGTATATAATAAGTTGGATCTAAAGGATTATGTAGATGACTTCGGTGATGATGACGATGACTACCAAGGTGCTGCAAGAGTGCTAACACCAATCATTGAGAAAACACAAGGAAGAAAAGTCATTGTGTTTGATAGTTATCACGAGCATAAAAAGAACATGACAGACTGGTATATTGAACCAGATGGATCGTTGGAAGCAGACAACGACGGTGACGGAACTGTTGAAGTTGTCAGCCCTCCACTGCCAGCTAAAGACGCCATTACAGCGTTGAAAAACTTCTATGCCATGGCAGGACAACTTGGTATCTACACCAACCAATCAACCGGGCTTCACATCAATGTCAGCATCCCGGAGACTCTTGACATACTGAAGTTGGCTGTGTTTGCCGGTGACCAGTATGTGCTGAAAAACTTCAATCGTCTGAACAGCGATTACGCACAAAGCGTCACCAGAGAGATTCCGCAACAGGCGAACGGCCGAGCTATATCAGTTGATAAAGGTCCTAAGAAGGATCCAAATCTGTTCGGACAGCGAAAACAAAACACTGAGATAAATTCCAAGCTGCTACAAAGAATCGCCAAAGAAATCAGCAACGATCACATGGCCAGCATCAGCTATAACGGCAAGTGGGTGTCTTTCAGACATGCCGGCGGCAACTACCTAAAAGACTACACTGAAATCTACAATGTAGTTGGAAGATTTGTTCGCGCCATTATCATCGCCAGTGACCCTGCTCTTTATGCGAATGAATACAATGCAGCAGTAGCCAAAATGGCCGCCCCAGAGGTTACTGTTCCGCAAGATTTACAGGCGACTGTGAATTATATCATGACCAAAGGCTTACCTGTCATTGAGGTTCAACTTGCGTATAAAGGTGACGGCAATCCTGATCTGAAAAAGATGTTCAAGTTTGTAGCCAACGCATCCGGCACGATGCCATCATACCAGAGCATCACGCCGGCTCAGCTGGAATTCATTCCAAATAGTCCAACAGCAAAACAAAAGATGAGTGATAAGGCAGTGTCAGGTGGTTCTTTCATGACATGGGCCGAAACCGCTACACCAGATAAGTTTGGCACTGTGATCCTTATGCCCAAGAATGAATACCAAGTGGCTCTGTTTCTCCGGAGAAATTACCCGAACACCGTGTGGAATACTCTCAACAGATACCGCACCAAGGACGGCTTTTACGCCATAAGTCTGGGGCACCTTCCGGCAACTGACCCAAGAGCAAGAAAAATGATGCTTGAAATTCGCAAGCAATACTACCGTGAGAAAAAACAGCGTAGATGAACACCCTTAGGACTGTGGTAGTTACTACCAGGTAGGGCAGGCGGCTACTGCCTTGAGACGGCCCAATTCGCTACTGGGAATTTCAAAAAGTAGCTCTTTTCCCTTTGGTGATAAATACATGATGCGCTATTCAGAACTCACCAATCCAACACTAGACGAAGCCCCGATGAACCCGGGCGAATTCAACAAAGCAATTGATACCGGCCATGGCCAAGGTGTTCTTGTCGGATTTGAGTTTGAGTGCTTTGTTCCTGAGAAAACTCTGAACATGGACCGAGGCGAGAAAATAACCCCTGCTTATGTAGAACAAACCATCGTTGATAACTATGTATTGAATAGCAAGGATGTTATTGAAATAACTCCAGAAGAATTTGATGGGTGCTTCAAAATGAAACGCCCTGGTAAATACCCCAACATGTCAGTGGCATACAAGGCATTCATGGACGAGAAGCATGCCAACCTGAAGGCGACATACGAAAAGATTCCTGAAAAATTTCGGTTGAAGTATGCTAAAAAAGCTATGAAGGATGCCCACCATTTCAGTCGTGAGTCACCGGAAATGGGTTTTGCCAAATCCTTCGTGAACGATGCGTCATGGCCAGCCTACAGAGCCGGCGCGGCTACTGAAAAGGCAGTGGATGCTTTGGAGAAGTATACATATAAAACAAAATGGTCAGCTATGCTTGAGTTTGTTTTTGGCGTTGATCGTGACGGCCACGTTGGCGTATCTCAGTATTTCACATTCGATCCAAAAGCAGCGTGGGAGCTACTTGGGCTTGCTGACTTTGTTGATAGTGATTACGACGATTACGAAGATTATCCTAACTACAACAAGGGCACCAAGGTTCTGAAGCCGGAATTAGAAAAGGCTATGAACGCCCATGTCATTGTGTTCCAGGAGTATCACGAAAAGAAGAAGAACATGACCTCGTGGTATATTGAACCCGATGGTAGCCTGAATCCGAATTCGGATCAGGACGCCATCGCTGAAATTGTCAGCCCTCCACTTCCTGCTAAAGATGCAGTGGCAGCACTGAAAAACTTCTATGCCATGGCAGGTCGTCTTGGCATCTACACAAACGACACAACTGGCCTTCATATCAATGTCAGTATTCCGGCGAAGCTTGACCTGTTGAAACTTGCTGTATTCACAGGTGACCTGCATGTGCTGAAACAATTCGGTCGCGAGGATAGTCACTATGCTGATAGTTCCGAAAGGAATGTTCGCAAAGATGCTCCGGATGCTGGACTCACACAAGTAGGTCGCGGGAAAAAACAAACGACGAAGCTTGACATGAAGTATCTTCTCGGTGTCGCAAAAGAACACACCGAAGACCACATGGCCAGTATCAGCTACAACGGCAAGTGGGTGTCATTCAGACATGCCGGCGGTGACTACCTTAGTGACTACACATCAATATTCAATGTCGTCGGACGCTTTGTGCGCGCCATGATCATTGCCAGTGACCCTACACTCTATGCGAACGAATACAAAACGGCACTGGCGAAAATGTCTCAGCCAGTAACAGACGCCGGCTTCATAGATACAATTAGAACGCAAGGTGTTCCTGCTATAGAGATGAGCGTATACAGAAACAACCAACGAACTAGGTTTGATCTTCTTGCTAAAAAGTCATTGGACGATGGCGAGTATTCGTATATTGTCACTCCAAACAGTGTTCCTGCAAGAGAGGAAATTGTTTCTAAGTTAGACTCGGGATTCCCGGCGCTGGAGGAGAAAATACGGAAAGGTAACATTGCTAACTGTGCTACTGTCTTGGTGATTCCAGGGACACAGGAAGATATAGACACCCTCAAGGGGATGAATATGTCTCGCGCCGAGCATGTTATTCAACCGATCTACACCAGCTGGCGCGGTCAAAAAGCCGGCTATGGAATATATAAGCGCGTGACTATTCCCGCCAATGATCCTCGTGTTGCCAAGCTGATCCTCTCGCTAAGGAAGCAACAGTTGAAGGGCAAGAAGCCGGCACCGGCGGTGAGGTCTAGTGGCCGTCAATGGAACCTGCGATTGTAAACTATGCTAATACGCGAAATCATCCTTGAGGACGGTGAAGCACCGATCCATTACCTGGCATACGGTATGCTTACCGATCCGGAGCTTATGCCTGGTGCCACGCTCATTGGTAAGGCAGTGGTTCGTAACTTTGCGTTTGAATTACTGTCGTTCGCCAATGTGTTCCCACAGGCTGGTTCTCAATTGGAAGGCAGTCTTTGGGCTATTAACCGCAAGATGATGGCTGAGCTAGATCGCGTTGAGGGCTACCCCGATTTTTATGATCGCAAGACCGTTCCGGCATATTGTCAAGGCACTAAATACGAGGCTAACATTTATACCATGACACCAGAATCACGCGACAATCTACTTGACTCGCAGCCATCCGAGAAATACATACAACGGCTGGTCAATGGCTATCGCCACGCTGGCATCTCCCTTGATCAAATAAGGGATGCTATATGAGAGCCAGAGAATTCATCAGAGAAAACATTGATCAGAGTAAGGTCCAAGACTTCATCAACTGGTCCATCAAGACGCTCAATATTCAGCAGCCATATCCTAAATTCAATCTAAGTCAGGACACAGAGGACGCACAGAATAACCATCATACCGGTGCCAATAACCCAAGTGACAACACCATCTGGGTGTATGTCAAAAATCGCAACCTTGTGGATATCTTCAGAACGATCTTCCATGAACTGGTTCATACTCGCCAAGCTCAGTTGAACATGATCAAGCCAGGAGCATCGTATCCCGGCAGTCCTATTGAAGCTATGGCAGATATGATGGCTGGGAAATATATCAAGATATACGGCGAACAGCATCATGAGATTTTTGAATCAGTTGGACTTAGTCCCATCATCATCAAGCGAAATATGTATGGTAAGGGGACTATGCCAGTTGCCACTCTGGAAATCAACCCGCACACCGTGGAGCGTCAAACCCGCGAAGGATATCGCCCGATCAGAGATGAAGAAGTAGAGAAAGTCCTACAAAAAATCGTCAGAAACCGCGAACTTATAATGAACACCATTGCCCCAGGGCAAGTCTGCCAGGTGTATGATCCTCAGATGAATATCGGAATGCTCCTACAACACAGAAGTCCTCCTCGTCGAGGACTGCCACCACAGATCGTTGCCCTGACTATTACGCCCGGGCGCATGTGGGGGAAAGACGACAGAGAGGAAGTGGAACTGCGATGAGAGCAAAAGAATTTTTAGTTGAGTCGGACGATATACCCCTGGTTCTCATCAATCTGATGAAGCGGAAAGGGTATACCCAATTGGGAGAACCCGGCGCTGATGCTGCTGCTTTCCTTGAGCCAGGAACCGGGCTGGTTCTGAAGATATTTGGAACACGGGATGGCTCAGAAGTCATGACACACGATCAGATGATTTTCAAAGAATTTGCTGACTACTGCATGGCTAACCCGAATAATCCGTTCCTGCCACAGTTCTTCGGATGGGAAACCTTCCACTTCGACGGTAACACATATCTACAAATCCGCATGGAACGGTTGTTTGAATTCACCAATGCCTCTTGGGGTGATCAACTGGAAGGCATCGCTAATTCGGCCAGATATTCCAATGAACCATACAAGAAACAACGATATCTTGATAATGTAATGGATTATGATTCCGATAATTACGCAGACGATGAGGGCTTTGAGGATTCAAAGGATGAAGAAAACGCCGGTGTTGAACTGCTGACACATCTTGGTACCAAGGGCTTCAACCTACTGTGGGACACCATCCATGATCTGGCAATTATAGCTGGACACGGTGGTTTCAGACTTGACCTACACTGCGGGAATTTCATGCTCGGATCTGATGGTGAAATCGTCATCAACGATCCGTTCTGGTCAGGAAACTTCTGATGAGAGCAAAAGAATTTTTGGTTGAGTCTGAACTGCCATCGAGACTCCTTGATATAATGAGGACGAAAGGGTATCGCCAATTGGGTGGAGAAGGTGCCGATGCAGCGGCCTTTCTTGAACCTGGAACCGGAATGGTTCTGAAGATATTTGGAACACAATATGGATCAGGAACAAATCTTACCCTAGACCAGAAAATTTTCAAGGTATTTGCTGACTACTGCCACACCCACCAAGACAATCCATTTCTACCACAGTTCAGTGGATGGGAAACCTTCTATTTTGATGGCAACACCTATCTACAGATAAGAATGGAACGACTATTTGAATTCACCAATATCTCCTGGGGTGATCAACTGGAAATCCTCGTCGGACAAGCCAGATATTACAAGGAGGAAGTCAGAAAACAACGGTATATAAATATGGTAATGAGTAATAGTTCCGATTACGATAAATATGATCCTGACGGAAATCGCTACAACCGCGCCGGTGCTGAACTTCTTAGTCACCTTGGCACCAAGGGATTCAACTTACTTTGGGACACAATCAATGAGTTGGCCACTATAGCCAAGCTCGGCCGCTTCCAACTTGATCTACACAGTGGTAATTTCATGCTCGGCTCCGATGGCCATATTGTCATCAACGATCCATTCTTGTCAAGATAACCGATGAGAGCATACGAATTTATTTTTGAATCCGAGGCTGAGCACCGTGCAGCCCTTGAAAAAACAGGTTTCTGGGGCGCGAAGGCAGCCGGATGCGTATTCATGGCAATGGACACAAGACGATTGTGCCTGTCACATCGCTCATCTCAAGTTGAACAACCAAATACTTGGGGCACATGGGGCGGAGCCATTGATGCCGGCGAAGCACCTGAAGTGGCTGCAAAGCGAGAGGTGCGTGAAGAGGCAGGCTACGACGGCCCAATGAAGCTTGTCCCGCTATTTGTATTCAGGCACTCATCTGGATTCGAGTATCACAACTTTTTAGCATTGGTGGCAAGTGAGTTTGCCCCTGAATTTGACTGGGAGACCCAAGGTTCTTCGTGGTTCAAGTTCGGACAATGGCCGAAACCACTACACCCTGGCATGATTACTCTGCTGAATGATCCGGCGTCTGTAGATACGATCAAGGAGTATCTGCTGAAATGAGGGCAAAAGAGTTCCTTGCTGAGATAGAACGACTTACTTCCTACGATTACGAAGGTGGAAGAGAATCGCTCACCGGATTCAAAATAACTTCGGATCAACAGCATCCGCTACCAGGTGGAAGTGGATACACCTATCAGGTTGAATCCCTCGGTGATCATATCAAAATCTCCATTATCGACCCCAATGGTAAGCGGGCGCGCCCGCAGTATTATCACTACGACGATGATGAGAAATTTTATGACGATATGGCCGACTGGCACGCAAATCCCAATGGGCCGCAAATGATCGGGCGACTACAACTCTATATGGCGCCTACTCCGTTCAAAGCCTATAAAATAACCATCATCACCACTGACGAAGCTTATCGCGGCAAAGGAATTGGATTCGCTCTATACGGCATAGCCCTTACTATACTAAAGCTCACTCTCATTTCAGGAAGCAGTCAGACTCCAGCCGGCAGAAAAAACTGGGTGAATCTGGCCACACTACCTGGTGTCGAGGTATCCGGTTATCTCAGAGTAATGGATCAGGTTATCACCACGACGAATGCTCCGAAACGAGCCCGAACTCACGCAGAGCAAATGATCATTGACCGTAATGAACGAGCCGAGAAAACGATTGATCGGATTATGAACCTCGGCGGCGCGTATCTCGGACAGAAAACGAAGAACAACTCGCTATATCATTTCTTCTCGTTTCCGATAACAACATCCAACACAGAAGTTGTCAATGCTGTGCGCGGATCCGATGTAAGACTGTACCATGGTGAGGAAGGTGGTCAGCACGCCGAAGTCGGATTGTTCGCAAAATGGGTAGGATAACGGTAAACTAACTGTTGACTTCTCCTATTCAATAGTGTATACTGTTGAATCACAGGAGCATTTTATGGACAAGATTTTTAGTGGCGCCGAAAAGGCAAAGTTGACCCAACTGGTCAACGAAGGAATGGCAGTTCTAACAGAAGTGGAAACACTAACAGGCGGGCTGTCAGACACAATCAAAGCAGTAGCAGAAGAAATGGAGATCAAACCATCTATTCTCAAGAAAGCTATTCGCACCGCCCACAAGGCATCTCTTGGTCAATCTAACCAAGATCACGAAGCACTCAATACCGTTCTTCAGGCAGTGGGCAAGACCCTATAATGTCATACGTTGACGCCATCCACTCTAGGAATGAGGATCGGATATATGTCGTTGAACGGGACAAGAACGGTAAGCGGCAGTATGTAGAGCATCCCGCTACTTATACCTTTTACTACTCTGACCCTAAAGGGAAGCAACGCTCTTTGTTTGGAACACCTGTCACCAGGTTCACCTCACGAAGTCGTGGTGAGTTTGAAAAGGAACGCCGTATTCACTCCAGCAAGAAATTGTTTGAGAGTGATGTCAACGTCATCTTCCGGTGCCTGAGCGAGAACTACCGCGACAAAGACGCACCAATTCTCCACACCTGTTTCTTTGACATTGAAACTGACTTTGACCCTGAGAAGGGATTTAGTCCTGCCTCGGAAGCCTTCAACAAGATCACTGCCATAACGGTCTATCTGGACTGGTTGGACAAACTGATCACTCTGGTCATTGCCCCGAAGCACATGACTCCGGAAACGGCGCAGGAGATATGCGAAACGTTTGAAAACACCATGCTATTCACCAACGAGAAGGACATGTTTGATGTGTTCTTTCAGTTGATCGAGGATGCTGATGTGCTTACTGGTTGGAACTCAGAAGGATACGACATACCCTACATGGTAAATCGCGTCACCCGGGTTATGAGCAAAGACGACACCAGAAAGTTCTGTCTCATGGGACAGATGCCGAAGCCGCGTACCTACGAACGCTTTGGTAAAGAAGAAACGACATACGACCTGGTCGGTCGCATCCACCTTGACTATCTTCAACTCTACAAGAAGTACAACTATGAAAGTAGGCACTCGTACAAACTTGATGCCATTGGCGAGTTGGAAGTAGGAGAGAACAAGACTTCATACGAAGGAACACTGGACCAGTTGTATAACAACGATTTCAGAAAGTTCATTGAGTACAATCGTCAAGACACCATGCTGGTGTACAAGATCCACCACAAGCTACAGTTCCTTGAACTTGCTAATCAGTTGGCGCACGAAAATACCGTGTTGCTACCAACTGTCATGGGAAGTGTGGCGATGATTGAAATGGCGATCATGAACGAAGCGCATGATCACAATATGGTTGTTCCCGATAAAAACCGAAAGGAAGAAAATGTTCATACCGCAGCGGCAGGTGCCTATGTTGCTACTCCCAAAAAGGGCATCCATGAATGGGTCGGAGCAGTTGACATCAACTCGCTCTATCCCTCGGCTATTCGTGCCCTTAACATGGCACCAGAAACCATCATCGGACAAATCCGTCAAACACTGACCGAAAAGTACATGCACGAGAAGGGCATGAGTTTGGCCATGGAGAAGAAACGGTTCAAGGACGGTGACGACGAAGTAACTGGTTCTCGGTTGTGGGAAGGATTGTTCGGTTCACTTGAATACGAAGCCGTGATGAGACAAGAACGAGGTACCATGCTGACTCTTGACTATGAGGACGGTTCATCCAAAGAGATGAGCGCAGCCGAAATCTGGAAGATGGTGTTCGACAGCAATCGAGCCATAATGATCAGTGCCAATGGCACAATCTTCTCGTATGAGAAAGAGGGCATCATCCCTGGTCTTCTTGGTAAGTGGTATGCAGATCGTAAGGTCATGCAGAAGAAGAAAGCGGAAGCTACTGATCCCGCCGAGAGAGCATACTGGGATAAGCGACAACTGGTCCGAAAGATTTTGTTGAACTCCGCTTACGGTGCTCTGTTGAATGAGCATTGCCGATTCTACGATAAGCGCATTGGTCAGAGCGTTACTCTATGTGGCAGGCAGATTGTCCGTCATATGAGCGCCCACATCAATGAACTGGTGACTGGCAAGTACGACTTCACCGGTGAGGCAATCGTCTATGGTGACACTGACTCGTGCTACTTCTCAGCATGGCCGATGATGAAGGATGAAGTCAAGGCTGGGACAATGGAATGGTCTAAGGAAATCGCCGTTCAGTTATATGACACGATTGCCGATCAGATCAATGATGGGTTCCCAGGATTCATGGAGAAGGCATTTCATGCTCCTCGCAAGAACGGTTCCATCATTCGGGCTGGTCGTGAGTTGGTGGCTGACCGCTCTCTGTTCATCACAAAGAAACGCTACGCCGTCAACATTTACGACAACGAAGGTAAGCGTCTGGACAAGGATGGTAAGACTGGTAAGATCAAGGCCATGGGGTTGGATCTGAAACGGGCTGACACACCCAAGTATGTCCAGGACTTCCTGATGAGCATCCTGACGATGGTTCTCAGTGGTAAGACACGCGAGGATATCATTGCCGCAGTCAAGGACTTCAAGATCATGATGGGTAGCAAGGATCCATGGACAAAGGGTTCTCCTAAGTCTGTGAACAAACTGACCTCGTATGGTCATCTGGAAGAGAGCAGCAAGACAGGTCGGGCAAATATGCCCGGACATGTCCGCGCAGCCCTCAACTGGAACAACATGCGTCGGATTCACGGGGACAACTACTCCATGAAGATCGTTGACGGTATGAAGATCGTGGTATGTAAGCTACGGGATAATCCATTGGGCTACACTTCGGTGGCATACCCGACGGACGAACAACGTCTGCCACAATGGTTCAAGGACATGCCGTTTGACAACCTGCTGATGGAAGCAACCCTCGTTGATGACAAGATTGAAAACCTGCTTGGTGTTATGAACTGGGACATGCGAGGCAGCACAGACACCAACTCCACCTTTGACTCAATCTTCACATTCGGATAAACTGGCGTTGACATACGCAATGAAATCCACTATAATACATTTTACAACTGCCTAAGTACAGTTACACAAGGAAACACATGAAAAATATTCTCCAGGACGTTATCGCCCATACATTCGCACTCGGAAACGTTGATCTTATCAAGGTGACCGGAACCGCAAACACCACCACAATCGCTGCGATTGCCGACGACAAATCGGTTATCGTCAACGGGGTGCTAAAGACAGTGGTGCCTGATTTTGAGGGCATCTTCGGTATGCCCAGTCTGGGTCAACTGAAAACGGTTCTGAGCTTTGACGACTATGACGACAAATCAAAGTTGGCAGTTCATCGGACAGTCCGTGATGGCATTGATGCTCCAAGTAGCATCCACTTTGAAACCAAGAACGGTGATTTCGTCAATGACTATCGCCTGATGACTAAGGCACTCGTTGAGGACAAGGTCAAGAATGTCTCTCTTGGCGTCACCTGGCATGTTGAGTTTGAGCCTACTATCTCTGGCGTCATGCGGATGAAGAAACAGTATCAGGCAAACAGCGGCGAGACAACCTTCACTACCAAGATTGAGGGTGGCGATCTGCGAGTATATTTCGGTGACCCGGCTACACACTCAGGCAACTTTGTGTTCCACCCGATGATCGTTGGTTCGATGGCTCGGCAATGGCAATGGCCTGTCAAGCAGTTCCTGGCGATCATGGACCTGCTCGGTGACAAGAAGATTCGTTTCAGTGATCAAGGCGCAGCCGAAATTGTCGTTGACAGCGGATCAGCAGTTTACACATACTGGCTCCCGGCGCAAGCAAAATGATCAAAGGCATAGTCAACGGTCCTGGTGTCGTGATACACGGCGGGTGGCCAAGTTACCCGTCGTTTTCTATGAACCCAAATAACCCCATCATAGGTGCGATGCGGTTCAACTCTATCAGTCAGAACGTTGAAGTGTTTGATGGGTCCGGGTGGTTGTTGCTCAACGGCAGCATACCAATGGTGGGATTAGCACCAGACTCAGAGAAGGCAATTGAATGGGCCAAGAAGAAGATGGAAGAAGAAGCATATGTTCTTGGTCTGTCCAGAGAGTATCCTGTTATCAAAGACCTCCTTGATCAGCAAAACAACATCAAACACAAAATAGACATGGTGGTGGCACTGGTCAAAACAGAAGCGAAAGTCTAATGGAACAAGATAACCTATCAGCAACGAACAAGCCAGACTATGCGCTGTTTCTGCCTGCTATGTCCAGTTTTTACATCTCTGGTATCGGAAAACAAATGTCCGGAGAGACATATTTCGATCCAACCAGGATGCCACAAGGTATTCCTAACTCTGACATGCTGAACTTTTTCAGTAAGACCGGACTGTATAACTACAAATGGTGTCTATACTCTGCGGGTCATGCCGAGCTTGATGTGAATAAGCCGGCTCCAAACGATGCCGTGATCAGAGGGCGTGAGCCAGGGACATTCGTACTCGGAGACTCAGGAGGATTTCAAATCTTCACCGGACAATGGCCTGCTGACTGGAAGGATCCTAACTGTCCAAAGGCTGCGAAGAAACGCGCCGAGGTGTTGTCATGGTTGGAAGCATATTCTGACTACGCCATGATTCTTGACGTTCCAAGTCGCATTGAACACGCCTCGTCTGACATCAAGAAGATCACCGGCATTTACACCTATGATGATGCTGTGAAGGCAACTCACATCAACAACCAATACTTTATCAAGAACCGCAAGTCTGAAACCTGCAAGTTTTTGAATGTGCTACAGGGTGGTAATCATGCCGAGTCTGACGACTGGTACGAGGAAATGAAGGACTACTGTGACCCGGTGAAATATCCCGGTAAGCACTTCAATGGTTGGTCTGCCGGTGGCATGAATGTACAGGACATTCACCTGATCCTGAAACGGCTGGTGACGATCATACACGATGGTTTGCTTGAGCAAGGTAAGCAGGATTGGATTCACTATTTGGGCACTAGTTGGCTGGAATATGCTGTGGTGTTCACCTGTATCCAGCGAGCCATCAGGAAGCATCATAACCCTGACTTCACCATAAGCTTTGACTGCGCCAGCCCGTTCTACGGTGCTGCCAAGGGTCAGATGTACTACAAGAACATTCACGAGCATGGTGCTAAATGGTCGTACAAGATGATGTCAACTGCGGAAAACAAAAAGTATGCCGGCGACACCCGAAAGTTCAGTCAGGCGGTAGTTGCCGAGGGCATCCACCCTGAGTTCACAGACTCACCTATAACCGATCGGATGACATTAGGTGACCTCTGCTATCGCGGCATTGGCGCTGTGGGCAAGCACGGTAAGCTAACCAAAACTAGTTGGGACACCCTTAGTTATGTTCTTGTTCAGTCGCACAATGTCTGGATGCACATCACCTCTGTCCAGGAAGCCAACCGTAAATTTGACTCCGGAGTCATTCCCAAAATGCTCATGGACGAACGCTTTGAACGGGTTATGGTAAGCGATGTAATTGAGAAAATCTTCGCTGAGAAGGACAGGACAAAGAGCCTCCAGATCATCGACGACCATGCCTGGCTCTGGAAGAAATTCCGTGGTGGCGTTCCAAACAGTCTGACATCATTCAATAGTCTGTTCACTGTCGCCGGCGTGGAACCCGTTGATGAACTTCCCGTAGAGGAAGACCCCGACTGTGTTATCGCAGTTGATTGACCTAAAACTCTTGCGGACTGTAAAATAGTCTGCTATAATACACTACAAGGAAATAACATGGCAAAACCGTTCTATCTAAAACAATTCGGACTTGATGTCGTAATGCGTCACGACTACCAACTACCCGGACTCAAGGAGAAACTCCAAGAGTACCAGAAAAAGTCAGCAGACGCCTTCACCCATTTCATGACCAATGTTCCCACTCAAAAATGCGGGTCGTTTCTTGATGTTGGTCCCGGCGATACATTCGTCATGGACATGATGAAACCGCACTTTGCTGAGACACGGGGCATTGACCTGTATATTGATCCAGTGGAATACCCGCTGATTGACAACTACGACTGGTACAACATGGACAAGGTCTATGGTAGTAATCGGTTCGATGCCATATTCATCAACCATTCGTTAGAACATGCGGCAAATCCGTATGCTCTCATGGAGCAAGTTGCCAATAGTCATCGGTCTGGCGGCGCTCTGTTCGTGGCTGTCCCTGACGGTGACACTGAGTTCGGCTATGGCATCACCAGTAGCACCACGCATTTCAGTTGCTTCACCGAAGGCTTCCTAAGCACTCTGTTACAACGCTTCGGATATCAAGTTCAAATCAGTCGTCGGGAATTTCGTCCTGGGGCAAAAGAACTGTGGGCGTTCGCCATCAAGCACTAATCATGGAAAAAGAAACATTGATTTTGGATTCTGACAACGGAATCATCGCCACAGCTCTTATGTTGTATGCCACCTTTCTCACCGACGCCGTTGAGGAATGTGAAATCATCGGTATTGAGGTGAAAGCACAGCAACGGCTCATTGATCGGGTCAACGAACTGGAACACGAATTTAGGAACAAATCTGATGAGTAAACTCGCACTTATGTATTCGGGAGGCCTCGACAGCCTCATAGCCTATCACTATGCCCGCGCAACTGAACGCTTTGAAGAAATCACCTGCGTCCATGTTCGCTTCGGTCAGGCTTATTCAACGAAGGAATACGATGCCATCACCAGGGTTGGACCATGGTTCCCCAAAGTGGAAATCATTGACATCGAGGGATTGATGCCGTTGATTGCCCGCAGGTTGTCAAACCAGATCATCCCAAGTCGCAATGTGCTACTGAGCGTTATCGGAAGCATGATCGCTGATACAGTGTGGATCAACGCACTTGACGGTGAACAAAACGGTAAAGAGCATGACAAGTCGGATCGGTTCTTCTCGGATACGCAATCGTTGCTGTCATTCACCAACGAGTTCTTTCAGTCAACTACCACAGTAGAGTCACCGTTCAGGCATATGAGCAAGGGCGAGACAATCACGTGGGCACTGAAATTCGGCATCCCGCTTGACGCACTGTTCGCCACGACAAGCTGCTACCATCCCACAGACCTCAAGTGCGGCGAATGCCTTACTTGCGTCAAACGCTACATCGCTTTCCTTGAGAACAACATCATGGAACCCGGCTACAAACATGATCCACTGTCAAGTGAATACTTCCGAGAACTTCGGGAAGGTATTCCACAGGCACTGGTGAACCTAGATTTCAGTAGATTTACTGAAAAACGCGCTCGGCAATTCGTCGAGTTATTATCAAAAATCCAATAAGGATAAAAAATGGCAAAGCAAACTTTTCAACCTAACCCACGAGTGGCCCAATTGTTCAACGACCTTGAGGCATACTTGGAGTTCTGTAAGGACTTCGGGTACAGGTACGACGAGGCAACTCTGTACGACATGCGCGACTACGCATATCGTCAGCATGTGAAGAACCTTACTGGCAAAGTCGCCCGTGATTATTGGACGGAACATGCACGGCCCTAAAATAGTCCGTGACTGGGGCAATCATCGAATCCTCGAGGATCAGCCCCAGTACAAGATCAAGGAACTGGTGTTGCTTCCAGGCAAATCACTGCCGACGAAGCAATACCCGATGAACAAGCACTGGTTCGTTCTCCAAGGAGAGTGTATCATTGAAACGGTGTATCTTGAATCACCACAGACCATCCATGTCGCGCAAGCTCATAGCTACTGTATCGGCGCCGGAGTCTGGCATCTGGCAAAAAATACTTCCGATGGTGAGTGCCACATTTTAGAAGTGCGCTATCTCGCGGACTAAATACATTTGTAGGGGGCATGCGGTTTCCTACAACAGGTGAAAACCTCGTTGCGCGTAAACGAAAGACGCTTTGAAAGGATTCAATGTATAAGCTTTATCAAATCACGAATACGGTCAATGGAAAATCGTATATTGGCATCACCCAACTATCAGTAGAAAATCGATGGACGATTCATGTCTCTCATTCTAAAGACCCTAAATATCCGTTACAACACGCTATAGCAAAATATGGCGCCCACAACTTTACGATCATAGTGCTAACAGAAAGCGAGGATCGTAAACTCATCAGTGAGTTGGAAGAACCCACTATTCAGCGATTGATGACTCATGTAACTACAAACGGCTATAATGTGGCCAAGGGCGGTTATGGAGGTAATCTGGGACCAGAAGCAACTACCAAGCGACTGGAGACTATCCGGAACTACTCATCGGAAAGAAATGCCCAGTGGAAAGAACGACTGCGGCTGAGAAATTTAGGAAAGACTAAGGAGAACGACCCGGGTAGGATGACACAAGCCGAGAAAATGAAGGGCAATTCCCATAGAAAAGATAAACCACATGATGCTGTTTCCAAAGAAAAGATAGCAACGGGTAATAAAGGTAAGGTGCGTTCTCCAAATGCTATTGAAAACTACAAAAAAGCTGCTATAATGAGGAGGATCAGTTGTCTCTGCTGTAATAAGGAATGGGACTTGGGAAATTTCGCACAACACATAAGAAGGATTACAAAATGAGTTTCAACAAAAATAAGACAGACCCTACACTGGGCAAACGAGTTCACGAACACCTGATGAACGCAGGTGTAGAGACACCATTGAAAGAAAACAATCTTAGCAGGACTGACAAGATAGCCATAATTGAAACTAAGTTCCGAGACATCATGGAAGCATTGGGGTTGGATCTTGATGATGATTCGCTTACAGAAACCCCAAAACGCGTTGCTAAAATGTTTGTCGGGGAGATTTTCTGGGCTCTTGACTACGAGGCATTCCCGAAATGCACCACTGTTCAGAACAAGATGAAATACGATGCCATGGTTGTCGAGCGTAACATCTCGGTACAATCCAACTGCGAACACCACTTCGTTGTGATCGACGGTCTGGCGACAGTGGCATACATTCCGAACAAAGAGGTACTTGGTCTGAGCAAGATCAATCGTATCGTTGAATATTTCAGCAAGCGTCCTCAGATCCAGGAACGCCTCACTGAGCAGGTGTATCATGCCCTCCAACTCATCCTTAGCACAGACGATGTGGCAGTGATGATTGAGGCACAACACTTTTGCGTGAAGTCGCGTGGCGTCGAGGATGTCGGATCCAGCACCGTGACAAGCAGGCTCGGAGGACGGTTCATGACCGATCCGGCAACTCGCGCTGAGTTCTACCAAATGGCCAGACAAGGAAAGTAAAATGATGAGTACCATGTTCGCTGTGACTGCGATATATGTTGTGATAATATACATTGTAGCCAAAACAATAACTACGAAATCACGATGTACGCATGACTGTGAACAAGGTCGTAAATGCACCTGTGAAAAGAAAGACACCAATGACAAAGATAAAGACCCAACCTGATCCAAAACTACATCAACAGATTAGCTTCGTAAAGAGCCTGTTACGAATCATCGCCGGAGGCGCAATGATCGCAACCAACCTAAGCATCTATCTGGCAGTCGCCGGGGTGCTGATCATCGGGGCGGAAATCCTTGGTATCGCCGAGGAACTTGTATGAATCGGGAGCAGATCATCATGTCAATGTGCTACACATTTAGGCACGATTATGGTCTTGACCGAACGAACGGCGATCTAAGCGGAACGAACAAATCGGAACGCGAATACATCCATGACCTTATGTCCAAACTGTTTGACAACGATATCGCTCCCCATATGACTTTCCGACTGACCGAACCAGTTGACTTCTAATCTATAATCGACTATAATCGACTATAATGACACGCATAAATTCAAACATTGATCCTGTGACCCTACATCGTCGGCACCTCGTTGCCGAGCTTCGTGAAATCACTATGGTGCCTGCCTCGTTGCGTAGGTCTATGCTGACACGGACTATGGCAGACATTCTAAAGGGCATCCCCACACAGTTTTCTCTTGGAAAGGGTCATGTCACCTTTTTCTACGATAAGATGGGATTCCTAAGACGACGGTTTGATGCGCTTACAAAAGAGATGGAACGCCGAGGATACACTCCGGATACAAAACGGATTGACGCCTTTCACGGGTTTGATTCAGTATGGAACAAAGACTGGAACCCTACGCCCGAAGATGATAGAATCGTCCAGACCCGAATTGACGAACGAAAACAACAGAAACCGCACCTATATGTCTAAATATATCAGCACTAAATCATACAAACAAATCGGCCCAGTGGCATACCGTCAATGGCGCGCCGACTCTCACTGCAACCTCATTCATGGTTATGCCATGAGCTTTCACTTTGAGTTTGAAGCTGACACACTTGATGCCAGGAACTGGGTCACTGATTTCGGCGGACTGAAACCGTTGAAAGGTGTACTGGAAGACTGGTTCGATCACACCTTACTAGTGGCACAGGATGATCCGATGAAGGAACACCTGCTGCGTCTTGGTGAGTTGAAACTGGCAAAGATCACCGTCGTAGAAAAGACAGGATGCGAAGGCATTGCTGACTTCCTTTACGAATATGTAAACACCATTTTCCTGCCGAACTGTGGCAAGGCCGAATCGGAGCGCGTATGGTGCTGCAAGGTAGAAGTGCGTGAGACCGACGCAAACATGGCAATGCGGGTGGGACATAGAGAAGATGGAGAGTTCGCATAATGCTCACCGAGGAGTTACGGAATTACATCAACATGGTCATTGATGAGGAAGTCAACGATATCTTACATGAGATGGCTAATTTAGGTGCCGATGATCATGGAATCGCACACGTAGTTATATGGGTAGGTAAGGCTAACAAGCGTCACGGTCTACGAATAAAAGTATCCAATCTGAAAGATCAGTGGAGTGATGACAATTTTGTCATAATGCTACCTAATCTGGATTACGATCCAGCCGCTGTTGCAAGGTGGATCCGAGGAGACACCATGAAAAATATCCTTCAATGGATCACCCTAAACGCTAAAGTGCTACACGATTTTGAAAATGACAAGATCGTGTACACCAGGGACTTCCTAAATCAAATTTCAAAGGTATAATGAAAGCCATATTTTATGACGACGATGACAAGGTGATAGCATCTTGGGCTTTTCTCGGAGAGGAAACCGTCGACCACGGTTTTGACTCGCACATACTTGAGGCGCTCATTCAAGAAATCAAGTTGTCATTGGAGCGGACCAAATGTTTACCAGAGACGAAGTAATTTTACAGCTGGCGCAGGTAGCGGTGTTGTCACCACAGCACTATGCCATCGCCGTGTTGTTGCCATCGTTAGATGAGGTCAAGTCATTCAACCAACAGTTCAAGACCAGACTCTGGGAAGTCCCTACTTGGTTGAAGCCCGATATTACCTATGACACCCAGAAAATGATTGCGATGAACAACGGTAAAATCTTCTTCTGGTGTTCCCCACTTAGTGGGAAGGGACAGACCTTGACAACCGTGTTCAAAAGTGTTATGATGACAGAGAAGCAGACATATGACTACACCGTTGGTCTCATGCCGTGTTTGCGCGATGTCAAAGATTGGATTGAGTTTGAAGGATAATCATGTTTGGAACAAATAATATAACGGGTAAGAAGTTTTTCAAGGATGCACCAGAGGATTCCCTCTATGTCACCTCAATGTTTTTCACTCTCCAGGGTGAGGGGCCTTACGCAGGTATGCCGGCGTTGTTCATCAGGTTGGCAAAGTGTAATCTTGCTTGCTCCTTTTGCGACACCTTCTTTGACGATGGTAACTGGATGACTTTTGTCGAGATTGAAGATAAGATGTCAGACACTATTCAGACATATTGGGACAAACAAGGACAACCAGTACCCAAGTGGGTATCACGCAATGGTGATATGGATTGTTTCCCTAACGTTGTTCTGGTGATCACCGGTGGTGAACCAATGCTCCAGTCTAATCTTGGAAAATTTCTGATGATACAAGGCGGAAGCTGGAAGGCAATGCAGATTGAAACCAACGGCACGATTGATTCCGGTCTCGGCGATGAAGTCACTGTGGTATGCTCTCCGAAGTGTGCCGAGAAGAATGGTGTAGCAATCAAGTACCTGGAACCGACTAAGTTCATTATGGAACGCGCCAACTGTCTCAAGTTTGTGATGAGTTCTGATGCGGACTCACCTTACAATGTCGTCCCCGAATGGGCGCATGAGTGGAAGCGGAACAACCCTGAGAAGGAAATCTATTGCTCTCCGATGAATGTCTACAATACATTCCCGCAAAAGATCAAGCTGCTCCGTGCCGAGAAGGGCACGATTACGATGGCAGAACGATCCACCGTAGACGAAATTATTTCGTTCTGGGAACCCGGCCTTTTAGACCTCGAGGCAAATCAGCGCAACCACGAATACACCGGCAAATACTGTCTGGACCACGGCTTCAAGCTGAATCTCCAGCAACATCTATATGTCAGCATGGCATAACTTTTAGGAAATATATGAGAAAACTACGATCAACTATCGTCATGGACCCGAACACATTTGAACCGGTTCTCCAAATTACCTATTCCGAAAACGGAGTCGGCACACAACTATTCAGTGGAAAGCTGAAACCAGGCAGATACACCGCGGCTGAACAAGCCACTGTTGATATGTTTGATAAAGCACTTAGAGACAACGGACTCCCTATCATGACGCAGGAAGAAGCTGACTGGTCAGTGGGCTTCGGATTGGCTCCGAAGCAGGATGTGACTGAGGAAGAGCTTCAGCGGTTGGCAGGATTTGCCGTCGTGAAGAAGTACATAGTTTTTGATGATGTGAAGTAAATGGCCACTGGTTTCATTGATTACTATTTTCATGGCAGGGCAACCTGGAAAGAAACTTTCGCCTGGTTACCACATTTCTGTATTTACAGTGGCAGGCTTATATGGCTTGAAAATGGAGTACGCGGAATGGCGATGTGGACAGGTCCAGGTGAACCCATCGTTGAAGTCAAGTGGATGACCAAGAAGGAATATACTTGGTATATGCTTAGTGCCTGAGTAACAGCGTACTCAGTACATCGTGACTGTTAGCACTGACATCACCCTCACCAGGTGCCACGATAACATTCCACTTCATTCCGTTGCCGTGATTTTTTGCCATCCACTCATCGTATGACAAAATGCTGTGTGCGCTTATGCCGTATTCTGTTGCCAGCCGTTGTTTCAATTCTTTCAGGGCGGCAGCATCACGCGGTTGCCATGCTCCACCAGTAGTCTTTTCAAGATTGCCCTTGGCGTCTTTCTTCAACAGATCATAAAACAATTTCTCAGGAACAATTCTGCTGTTCTTGGTCTTTTCTAGTTCAGGATCTTGCGCTTTGATCTGTTTTTCTTGTGTGGTATTCGCACCTTCGCTCCAGTTGACAATGAAGTTATCGGGCTTATCTCCTAGCGCAGCACCAGCCATCTTAGTGTAAGCGTAGAACTTCACCTCTGGGAATTCTTTGGCAATGTCAAATGCCAGTTCCATGTACTCAGGGCTGAAGAAATCGCCGGCGTCATGCCAACGAACAGTTACTTTCCATCCATCTTCAAATCCTTTGGAACCCTTCTTACCATCCTCGTATTCCTTCTTGATTTCCTTCTTCAACTGATCTTTGAAACCATCAGGATCATTCAACAGGTATGTAAGGATTCTTCCATCGCTTACCCATGGGCCGGCAAACTGTACCTTACCGCCCTTCATGGCAAAGCAGTCAACCTTACATGCTCCGGCGCCAGGACAGGTATTTACCACGATCAACTCGTTGGTGTTTTCGTCAAGTGCCAGTCCTGTCAGAGCAGCAAAACCGATATTGAAGAATTGTTCATACGCACCATTTGAGTGCTTCATTTTTTCGTTTTGTTTGAGTAGTTTCTTTGGGCGAGTTCCCATTGCCTTCTTGATTGCGTCTACATCGTATGTCTTTCCACTTTCACTGTAGTACGAGATTACACTACTACGGTGAATATATGGCAGCTTGTACTTGTCAGTCTTAGTCTTGCCACTGTCGTACTTCTCAATGCCTTTCTTGTCTACGGCGGGCTTTCCCGTTTTGTCAAGTTTGGCAGTTCCGCGGATTCTATCAAGGTAGTCAGTCAGTTCCTTACCTTTGAAGTCGCGCTGTTGTGCTGGAAGTTTGGTTGCTTCGTCAGTTCTTTTAGACCGACCAACACCCTTTGGCTCCTCTTCTTCTTCGTCATCTTCAGGTTCATCCATATCTGCTGGTTCATCTCCACCTGGACGACCATCGGAACCGTACTTTAGGAACTGGTCCATACTCATAATTTTTATTCCGGGTTCTGCTCCGGGTAAATCTGGTGTAGCACCTTCAAAAAGTTCTTGTATTTTCATAAATTATCCCAAATGTATTGACAAATTACTGCCGGTATGATATATTTATCAATATGGGCCGTACGGCATAAAGTTATCAAGCAGGAAATACATGAATGATCCAATAGAGAAATGGGAAAGAAAATTTGCCCTGACACCACATTTTTGTGATGCCACAGGTGAAATCATCTGGCTCCGGTATGCATACCGTGGTCACACCGATCCTCTCCGTTACGACGACATTCACTTTTTTGAATCCTCGCGATGGTTGACACCAATCGAATATACATGGATGTTGTTAGAAGCATGAAGGTTGGCTTGAGTCTTGGCAGATGTGTACTGGATATCATTGAGGGTCGCGTGAAATTCGACGATGTTCTGGTGATTATTGCCGGCACTCAACTTCACCCTGACAACGACCGTCAGTGGACAGTGGTGTGGGACACCTACAAAGACACAATCTGGCGACGACACAAGGCATCGGCGATCCTGTTTCGCTCAATGGTTCGTCGGCTGTACGAAGCCGGTAAAATCCATCAACCAAGAATGTTTGGTGCTGATGTCAAAGGTGTAGCTGATCATTGGATGGACCTCATTCTCTGTATTGACCGAAAGAAGCTTGACAAATCATAAATAGTATGCTATAATAAACCATGTTCGATTCATTCAAAAAACTATTCAAACCAACTACCATTCCGCTTGGTACGCCGATTACACCAGCGCCGCGTCCTCGCAAACCACGAGTAAAGAAACCAGTTGTTGATCGGTTGACGCCTGATGCTAAAGCGATTGCTACTGCCAAAGGAGAGCCATATGTGGCTATTCTGTCGGTGGATGTTGACCCAAGCAATATCAACAACGGGGCATTTGAGCTAGATTGGAACGACAAGTTTCTGGTAAATCTGATCAAGGCCGGGTACAAGATGCGCGAGGACGACAAGGATTCCGATATCGTTGATCGTTGGTTTCACACCGTTTGTCGCAATGTCGTCATGGAAGTGTACGAGCAAGAGGCAGCGGATCCATCAAACCGTGATCCTGTTACCGGAGAACGGATCATCATTCAAAAACCACTTGGCGGTGGTCGTACTGAGGTTTCGTAATGTTCGATGATATCAACTTACATAACCCGGACATCGCAGTCGATTGTCGATTGCTAACGGCTTCGGTACAAGTGTACGATCAACTCCGGTCCATTGGTCTTGAAAAAATGTATGCGTACGGAATCCTGTATAAAAAGACGCCGTTGATGTATGACTTCATCAAGATTGGTCAAAGTTGTCCTAACCCCGGAGAAAATACTGAAAAGGCTGTGGGAGAGCGTATCAAACGTCAACTAGAGCATGTACCTGGATGGAATGATCCTCCACACTATAGTTCCCATGGCATGGATTTTTGGATGAACGTACAGCGAGAAATAGTCAACAAAAATTTACCAAACATTACAAAAAATTCACTTACGTTTGCCATATGGAACCTTGATGCCCGAAGAAATAAGGTTTCAGTTTTTACCCGAAAAGAAAATGATATTCCATTGTGGGTTGAAGGGGAACTGGCTCGGCAATACAAGAGTATGAATTTTGGAAAATTGCCAATCCTCAATATACAGGATCCTACAAAAAATGACGCATATCGATCCTGTAACGTCAGTATCACGCACTTCAACAAGAATTTTTCATACAAGTAAATGGGTAAGCCAGTTTTGACAAAAAACCGCAAATGCGCTATAATAGCAGCATACTTATGAAAATACCTCAAAAATACGCCCTCATTGACACGGCAAACCTTTATTTCCGTATGAAGCACACGGCTTCAAAGAAAGCTGATCCTTGGGAAAAGGTCGGTCATGCCCTTCATCTGATCTTCGCATCAGTGAACAAAATCGTGAAAAAATTCGGCCCGGACATTCATGTGGTGTTCCTGCTTGAGGGTCATTCCTGGCGCAAAGAATTTTATGCGCCATACAAAAAGAATCGAGTTGTAAATGATCAGGATCTTACTGAGTCCGAACGCGAAGAATCCAAACTGTTTTGGGAAACTTTTGACTCGCTTATCACATACCTTAGGGAGAAAACCAACTGTAGTGTTCTACGCGAGCCGAACGCCGAAGGCGACGACCTGATTGCCAGGTTCATTCACCTTCATCCCGACGATATCCATTACATCATCTCCTCTGACACTGACTTTTTACAGTTGCTTGCCGAGAATGTATTCCAGTACAACGGCATCACAGATCAGTACATTACGCTTGAGGGTTATCACGATCATAAATATAACCTGATCGTGGATAAGAAAACAAAAATGCCGAAGTTGCTTGGCAACCCTGAGTTCATCCTCTTTGAAAAGTGTATGCGAGGCGACGGCACTGACAATGTGTTCTCGGCGTATCCTGGGGTCAGAACAGTGGGTTCAAAGAACAAGACTGGTCTTACTGAGGCGTTTGCCGATCGTGACAAGCAAGGGTTCAACTGGAATAACATCATGCTCCAGCGATGGGTTGATCACAATGGATTGGAGCATCGGGTGCGCGACGATTACGAGCGTAACAAGGCATTGATTGATCTGACTTGCCAGCCACAAGAGATAAAAGATGCGTGTGATCAGGCTATCATCACCGGAGTACGCACAGCACACATCCCTAATGTAGGGCTGCACCTGATGAAGTTTTGTGGTAAATTTGAACTGGTGAAGATCGGTGAGCAAGCTGATATGTACGCCAGGTGGTTGAATATTGAATACAAAGGAATACATCGTGAGCATCAAGGTATTGCGTAAAGGCGACCACAAGTTTATGATCACCGATGGCCATGTGGTGTCACCAAGGGCCGGCTTTGAACTGAACAGGCTTATGCCCAGTGAATACAAGTTGATCATCAACGAGTGTATTGCCAATGGATGGTTGAAGCCCGTAGCCTTCATGAAGGGCTCGGAATATACTTTTGAATGTTTAGCAGAGGATTGAAATGAAAACGAATAAAGAACTTGACGAATTTTTGTGTAAGTCGTACCCAAAGATGTTTGTGAACCGCAATGGTGACATGAAGCAGACCTGTATGGTTTGGGGATTTGAGACTGGGGCAGGTTGGGGCAACATTCTGATGTCGCTATGCGCCGGCATTCAATGGCACATTGATCAGGCGCGTAAGTCTCGGGCGACTGCTCTGCGATACAATCGTGCCCTGAAAAAGGCATTGGACGGTGACACCTCGGCGCTTATCAAGCATTACACCCACGGTGCCGCGGGGTCTGAATACACCATGAAATATGTCAATGCCGACATTGCCCGTGGTGAGAAGGCGTTTCGCCCGGTAGAGCCGAAAATACAACAGGTCGTGGTCAGTCAGGTCAAAGAAAAGTTCGGTACGCTGCGCTTCTACTACTCCGGTGGTGATGCCCATATTGATGGTCTTGTCTCCATGGCTGAAGCAATGTCTGCCTGTACATGCGAGGAATGCGGCGCTCCTGGTCGTCGTTCAACAGGTGGATGGATTTCTGTTCGCTGTGCCACTCACGGTGGTACACCCGAGGACGAAACTGAGCCATACGAACCGTAAAACGGTTTGCCCAAAACGATTGCTTTTCGCACTAAATAGTAGTATACTTACGATATGAAATATAAATTTATCGCAATCGAGGATGAAGATGACAATGGTCCTGGTCGTGTTATTGAACACACCATCATAGGTGAGCAAAAATACGAAGAACTGCTGGACCACATTGAAGACTGGCTTCGTGGAGTCGGGTATATGTTCAAAGGCCATTTGGCAATAGTGGAAGATTAGGAGAAACACCATCGCACAACACGCACATTACTGGAGTTGTTCTACATTCGCCGATTGGCTTCGTGGCGTACCCAAGCTTGAAGCTGGTACAGCCGAAGAATGGGATGCCTGGAACAAACAATCCAAAGAAGCTTATCCGTTCCGCTACTGGATGGCGGAAGAGGCTCTTGGAAAAATCCAGGATGCCATTACTTACCCTACTCGTTCTCTGTACGATGCGAAGTATTACCTGGCAAATCGCTACATCACGAAAACCCATGCGCTGACTTCTAAGCTGAAACGCGGTCAATGGCATGATGTCGCTGAGCGTATGCTTCATGCTCCCTTTGATGAACTCGTTGATTTCGTCGAAGTTGAAACAGCATGGTTTCATATCGCATGGGCAGACAAAGAGACTAAGGCCAAATACAACGCACCATGGAATGCCACTGGTCCGTTCAGACTCCGTACTTGGAGATGCCCCGAAGCCGGTCTTGATCATTTGAAATGGTCTGCTTCACTTATGCTTGATGAGCGTATGGGAATAGAAAAAGACAGTGAAGGCTACGGCAAGCCATCTAGTCAAGCCACCGGAGCGCAAGAAATCATGGATCTGTATTACTGGTGGAAACATGCCCGTGCTGCCAGACCCGATCCACATGAAATCAGCGGTTGGAGCGCGTATTGCGAATCTAAACGCGAGGAAGACGGTGGCATGTTCTGTTCAGACAAAACACCTGAGCAAAAAGCCGAATCTCGTCGCTGTCTTGACGAACTGAATCGTCTTGAAGAAGAATACGAGGCGGAAGATGAAGCAATGCTTATCCGCCTGATGAAAGTAAGAAGGAGTCTTTGGACATGAAACACATCAAACTCGACGGTGAAGTGGCTGACAGAATCTGCCGCGCTAATATCAGGCAGCATTTCAAATACCTCAAAAAAGAGGTCGAGGCTGCCGAAAAGGATCCGACTCTGACTGAGGCGCAGACTCTGGACATGATGAACAACGCACTCCTTATAAAATCAATGAAGAAAGTGTTGGAATATTTTGGAGGATAGCATGATTGAAAATTTGCAACGGCTTGGTGAGGTTATGGAAGCAACAAGCGTGTGGGTTCCTACATCAGTGAAGGATGAACCAGAAACTACGCTGGTTCAGTGGCGCGTTTACAAAGTGGCCGGCAAGGATGGCCCGACTATTCACTTCAACGGCAGAGCAAGTTGGGAAGGTCGTGTATCTTCTCCGGTACTTGAATACGACAAAGAAACCAAGCGCGGACGGACAGGATCCGGAAGGGTGTATGAGCTAAGCGGTCCATCAGGATACAACGGTGACGCCCAGTATGTATGGGGTCGTTGGCAAGGTATCTGCGGCAATCCCGAAGTGGAAGATATCACAAAGGAATACGAATGAACCTCGTCGCAAAACCAGTGTCATCTGATTATTGGGTGGTGACAGGAGATTCCGGTAAAGTCGGGAATGTCGTTGCCCATGATGGTAAGTACCAGGTCAATGTTCATGGTTCCACTTCGTACTTTGATACAACGCAGTCAATCAAGAAAAAGACGCACATTGAATTTGTGCGGAACAAACCGACTGGTAAGAAGGAAATTCCGTGGAAGACATACCCGACGACACCAAGAGTTTTCAACTCGCTGTACGATGTCAGGAAGAAGATTCACCTGTATACCAAGACTGCCAAGAGCAAGTGCTACTATGCCGCCGGATGGTTCAGAGTAGAGTCCGGTGTGGTGTTCTGTCCTAAGTACATTTTCATTCAGCGCTACGAATACACCGGTCCTTTCAAGACCGCGGAAGAGGCAGCGCGATAAATAGTCTATGACTTTACACATTAGAAGATTTATAGATAAGATGGCAGTGCTTGATGCGAGGCAGGCGCGTGACCTTGTATTGCCATTGGCAGAGGCGCGGTCGCTTAGGGACGAGGTTCTCAAGCTCATGGCAGATAACTATGCCCTGATGAACACCACCAAGTCAGAGGAAGTTATTCAGGTTGAAATCACAGGCGGGAAGTTCCGATGAGCCGCACACAGCCAAAAATTCTGCTTGAACTCGTTGACAAGGTAACATACAAGTGCGACCAAATCGTTGAGGCCAGTGGCATCTGGTCCGTATTCTATGACGGACAACCAATCAACCTGAAGTCGCAACACTACCTTGATAGTGAAGATACTCCCAAATACAAAAAGACAAGTTTCTCAAATCCTGGTCACGCCAGGAACCTGTGCCGCAAACTGAATGTCCAGTTCAAAACTGACAAGTTTTCAGTCATGTTCATGAACAGCGGCACCAAGGTCTACCCTGATGAGTGAAACCTTCGTTATGGTCGCCAACCCAATTGTACCGGCAGAGGCTAAACGGCGAATCATGACTGCGGTGCTACAGCAAATCCCTGGTGCTGATGCCAACGTGTCAATCAGTGACCAGAGAATATTTCAGTGGTGGTTCACAGCCAGACAGGGCGGTTTTCGCCTTACTCCAGCGGGTGATGCTGCCTTTCAAAAAGCAGGTATTGAGTTTTATATATGCTCAACTGTTGTTCCAAAAGGAACTGATGTTATGTCGTGGGCTTCTCTCACTCTGGCAATGTCACGCAAAATAAAATGCCCATACTATGTAGACCCAAACGAGAAGATAGTCAGGCTGTACGATTCCAAGATCGCCATGCTGTTCACCATCTACGGTGACCTCTACTCTTATTTGGATTCGGTAAAATAACTTAGTGTTTCTGTCAACTACCTGGCAGGCTAGCGCGTTATATATGTATGACTATAAAAGTCTATTCATAACCAAAGGAAAAATATGAAACTGATTCTCTCCATGATCGCCGCTCTTGGCATGTCCGCTGCTATGGCAGCAACCCCAGTTGCTCCTGCTACTTCCGCTCCAGTTGTTGCCGCATCAGCACCAGTCGCTGCTGCTTCCGCTCCAGCCAAGGCTAAGGTCGTAAAGGCCAAGAAGGTCAAGAAGGCAGATAAGCCTGTCAAAAGTGCTAAGCCGGTCGCAGTCAAGGCTTCAGCACCAGCTTCAGCCGCTAAGTAATGCCGAGGACGATGAATTTGACACATCGGATTTACCGGTGTATGTTGGGTTCAGGCGTCCTAAGGTAGACGGGTCCAAAACAGAGGAAACTCTGTCGGACCATGTCAGAGTAAGATTATTTCTGGCTCGAATGAAGGCTTTGAAACGCCATCAGGAAATCTGGGGATAGTAGTATACTTAGTGCTGTTTCAGCCGCTAAATAACAGTTGAGGGAACTGTAAAACCCTCACTACACACACAGGAAAATTTATGATCAATTCAATCGCCCAAGACGCCATCGATTCAGTCGTTGACGCAAAACGCAAATTCGTCTCCACTTTCGTCCAGAACGAAAAACTCGCCGAGGTATTCAACACATTCGTTGAAGTACAAGCGGCATACACCAAAGAAGCAACCAAGTTATCCCTGAGTACTCTCACCGATTTCAGTCGGTTGATGATGACACCATCCTTCTATGCTGAACTCATGAAGGTAAAATAATGGTACTGACCCCGTTTTCAGACTACATAGCAGGTCTATTCAAGACTCTGTTATCACCTCAAGAATCATATCACTCTGATCTTGAAAAATACATCATCTCAATGAATCCCACGACCAACGAGGAAGTGGAATATTACACCAGACAATTCGACCGCAGAGCCCAAGGCAAAACACCTTGGTTACAACCATGATCGTACTAGCAACAATTTGGAAATTTTTACGCATGATCGGCGAAGACCGTTACAAGCGTTTCCGCAAAAACCCTAACGCATATTGGTACTGATGCATATCGTAAGGAAGGTACAGCGACACGAATACGGCAAGTACAGGACGCATTTACATGCCCTGGATGCCGAGTCTAAACACCTTCGCTTCGGCTTCGCAATAAAACCTGAAGTCATTGACCGACTCTGCGACACCTTTGAAAGCAATCCCAAGAAGCATGTCCTGTTCTGTATTGAAAACTCAAAACTGGAATTCGTTGCCATTGGTCACATTGCGCTAGACGGTGAAATGGAGTTGGCGTTCTCGGTTCTCAAAGACTACCAAGGACACGGTATGGGTGATGCGCTTATGCGTAGATGTATCCAGTGGTGTCGCACCCACCATATCCTAAAAGGTAACATGGTGTGTCTCAGTCACAATGCCAGGATAAAGCATCTCTGTCTGAAACACCACATTCATATTCACTCGGAACACGGCGAAACACTCGCTGACATTGAACTGGATAAACCCCTCGCGGACACTTACCTCCGAGAGACTGCGGATCATCATATGGCATCAATTGACTTTATGGTAAAACGCGCCCTACTACCCTGGACCTATACTCCCAGGGAGGCTTGATTTCTCAAGCAACACAGAGTATAATACACACACGGAGACACAAAATGGAACTACCAAAACTACCAGAAGTAAAATTCACAAAGAACGGCTACGAGATTCGGGCCGAAGTCCTGGCACTTGCTACAGCATGGGTACAGAAAGACTACGAGGCGAAGTTCGCCGGATGGTCCGCTAAAGTCGGCAAGGACGAGAAAACAGGACAGATCGTAACCACAGTCGGAATGCCTGAATTCCCCGGTCTGGAAACGATTCTACAGACAGCCGAAAAAATGTACGGCTTCATCAATAAAACGAAGTAAGCACTAACTTACCAAGATGGCCCTGGAAACGGGGCTTTCCTGCGCCTTGACAATAAATACCGTTTCTGCTATAATATCTATATTGAATCAGACATAGGAACGCAATGGAACGCATCACAGTCAAGCAGTTTTTTGTACCCGCCGGGCATGAGACAAACCTTCTGAAAGAAATGAAGGAAAAGTCACCCCGGGATGTTGCCGAATTGATGCTCAATCTTGACAATGCTACCCGGTCAGCCTGCCGTACTTGTGGTGGAGACGAATCGACAATTCGCCTTCATACCACGGGGCGCTATGAAAACGCCATCGGCTTCAAATTTGAGTATTTTCGCCCCGGCGATCTGGTCATGGTGTTCGACAGACCCGAAACCGATGCCGAATTCAATTATCGCGCAGCAAGCATTGCCAAGGATCTGGAAGACAAGGCTCGTTATGAGCGCAACGAACGGGCTACTGTTGCCCGCAACATCAAGAAAATGGAAGCACGTTTAGCAACAATGAAAGCAAAGGTGTCAAAATGAGAACTTACAATCAGGCAATTTCGTATATCGCAAAGAACGCATTTGGCGACTACCTAAGTGGTGGATACGGACAGTTCAACGGTGTCGGAATGGTCGCGTTCATCTACGGAAAAACGCACCAGCGCGTGACTGCCGATACCAACAAAATGTTGGACACGATCAAAAACGAACATTACAGACAATACGAGCAAAAGGAAAAAGCATGAGCAACCGATCTGAAAAAGTTTTCGCCGAGGCGGCACATCCTACCCCTAAGCCGGCACCCACTGTCCCGGCGCCCTTCACCGAAGATGAAAAGGCGGTTACCGTCCATTTTGTCAAGGAGCGTATCCGGTTATATGCTGAGAAAAACTCGGCTGAGTCGGACAAACTCACTCAGCGAATCCGCACCCATCAGGACATGCTCTCGGAAAAATATGGCTGGCGAGAAACCATCGCGGCAATATATGACGCCGTCCCCGAAGAATTGCGAAACGAACTGCTCCGAGACGAGCGAGACCGAACCGATTTAGCGAACAAATAATGCCATTCATTCAAAATGTCGCCGCTGACGACATCCCTCATGCCTTTCACAAGGACCCGGGACCTAACTCTATGCTGATCCAAATCAGCGATCCAGGATCGTGGTTCCCTGACCCGAAGTTTCCCTTTGCGGAATCTCATCGGTTCGAATTCCTTGACATTGAAAAAGATGATATCGTTTTTGACGAGGAATGCCGGTGCTCCCAAGCTCAAGCTGACGAATTGGTTCGGTTGCTGCA